CTTGTGTTTTCTTCACTAACAGGATCCTTTTTGTTTAGTGTAGTTAAAGAGTTCTCAATATACCATTGACCACCTGGTCCTTGAAACGCATGATTCCAGACTCTTTGCCAAGGCATATCTTCGCCTTCTATAGCAGGTAAGAATCTTAATACTGCGTAACCATTGCCAGACTTATCTAGTTCAGGTTTCCATAACCTGTCGTCTTGGTACTTGTTTTTCTTTTCGGGTTGTTCTATTGTGTTTTCTAACTTCTTCGTTAGTATGTCAAAATTTGACTTTGACTTTTTTAGGGCTTCTAATGCACTTGACATTGTATTTTCTCCTTGTATATATTGTTGTACGTATTTGTATTAATGTAAGTATTACTATTATTTATACTGGCAACATACTCAACCATTATAATATAATAACACTATTTACTCATATTGTCAAGCAGCTGTGCTTGAGTAATATATGTTAAATTCTTCTCATTTCCCAGTAGTTTTTGATTAGTTGTATTATCATCATCTGCCTTATTTACTTTGTAAAATGACACGTTAGGGTTATCTTTCAACACTCGTAACCACTCTGCTTCCCATATGCCTGTAGGGCTAGGTTCATAGTGTGCTGATGAGTAGTTTTTAGTCCCTTTGTACATGTTATTGTACATCTTTGTATCTGATCTTAAATCCATACCTATCATATACACTTCATCTATTGTATCATACTTGCAAGCAATATGGCCTGCTGTTGCACCAGCATGATAGCCTGGGTCTTCCCATTCTTGTGTCTTATCGCCGTCTGTGATCCATGAGCAATAGATGTGGGTGTTATCAACATCTTTCTTATACTTTGTGCCATCTTCTTTTCTTATCGTTGCCTCGCCTTGTATTGTATGAGCATTCATAACAAAGTAATCACCAATAGGTAATGCACTATCGCCATTGGTTACAAATAAATCTTCTTTGTCTTTACCTTGTGTAGATAAAAATCCTTGTTTCATAGTTTGAAACATAAAGTTAGGACATTTAGTCCATTCTCTAAAATAACAAGGTATCTTATGAGCAACACCCTTGTGATATATTTCGTGTGTCATTGTGCTGTCAACAGCAATCAATACGTCTGGTAAAGGATTATCTCTATAGTAAGCATTACAAGCATATATCTTACCATACTTCTTTAATATTGTCAAGTCAAAGTCTTTACGTGACTCACCATTGCCTATAATAAATGCTCTTTTCTTCATAATCTTACCTTGTCTAGGCCATCTTTCATCAGCAGTAGGAAATCTATCTGCCTTATTTCTTCTGGATTGTTCTAACCCTATCCTTAATAATTCTTCTTCTTTAGGCCATTCTTCATCAAAATATTTAACCATAATAATAATTTAATAAACCCATAGAATATATTGCAAGTGATATAGCATTCAGTACAATTAAGGACCTGTCATGCCATAACATACCTACAATTAACCAACCTACAAAACCTATGTTAGCAATAAACATGTTTAAAGGAAACAACTCTACTGCTGTAAACAACATAGCAATAATTAGTGTAATACTACTTGCCCATTTGATGTACCATGATAGGTCTCCTCTAGGTGTAACCTTCTTATAAACTCTGCTTGAGTTTAATTTAGCAATCTTATCGTCTAGTTTTTCTTTTATAGGTTCAATCGTCATCTCGCTTGTCTTTTATATGTTTATAATCTAAATAACCTGAGCACCATTCATAGAAGGCACGATTTGTATCAGGCCAACATTCTGCAAAGGTCTTGTCTTTTCTATGTTCTTTATACTCTTTTCTAACTTGTTTTTCTGTTAATTTACTCACACAAATACCTCTTTCATTATAAACTTACATTTAGTAAGATTAAACTTGATAAAAGGTGATAATTTTTTTATTTTAAATGATTTTTCAGGCCAGATAACGTTTTCAGCAATCTCTTTGTCCCATCTTTTAATAAAAGATAAAACTTTATCCAAGATGATGATTGTCTGTACTGATATTTTTTCAGATAAAAGTAATCGTAGCAATCGTGGATGTTGCCCACTATGTACACGAAACACATCATCAAACTGAATAGAATTATCATTAATAACATTGCTAAGCTGTACACAATCGCTCCTAAAATTGTATGTAAAAGATTGATTATATTTCTTCCACTTGTTATAAATTGTTTCTCCATCTGCTCTAACTAGATTACCTATCCATGTTTTTGAATTATAGAAGAAATTAGATACAAAGTATTCTAGCATTTCTTCTCTCGTATATTTAGTTGTAAGTTTATGAAAGAAAAATCTATCATTACGTTTTAAAAATGTGTTAAATGTTGAATTAACTTTGGCATTGTGCCTGTAAAAATCATAAGTATCGGAAGTGAAGTGTAGTTTAATAGCCAAATATAATGTATAAGCTTCATAACTGTTCATATAGGTAAAACTGCTGTGCTTGATCGTTCAACCAAGTTCAGTTTTTCTGCCTCTTCTTTTATCTTTTCTTTTAATGGTTTATTGATTAAAGGACCTACAGACGCTGTGTCAATATCATTTTCTTCACAATATTTTAGTACGGCATCCAAATAGGACATCCTTTTCTCTTTTACTAGTGCTTCTATTATCTGAGCAAACTTTTTACTATTCATTAACATTATAGTTTTCTAACTATGTGTTTTCTTAATGCTCTTGTTAGTTCTTCTATTTTATCTATTATTGAAATTAAACTTGGGTCAGTTATGTATTGACCTTGTTCTTTTAGTTTATCGTATTCACGTAAAGGTATTGTTACCATAGATTGCTCATTCTCATAAGTCATATCTTGGTCGTGTGAATCTCTATCTATTTGATTATCATTCATTATGCTCATAATTTATCCTCACTTTATTAATATATTATATCAGATATATCTAATTTGTCAAGCTCTATACTGCGTCACCAGGTTTTTCTAAATTGAAACTTCTATACATCATACAAGTTTCGTGTCCCGAAGGTGAAGTAATAGCAGCTACTGATTGATCGCCCTTTTCATTGATGTAATAAGCAACAAAATAAGATGGTTCACCTGTGTCTTTAGCACCTTCTCTACCTAGAGATATACTTTCTAATTTGAAATCGTTATCGGCAAGATATCTCATTACCTCTGGTGATGTACCACAAACTACAGGTACGTGCATCCATCTAAAATCGTATTTACTTTTTTCCCAATCATTCGTATTTTCAGCAAATGTACTTGTAGCAAATAATAGTGTTATAAGTGTTAATAGTTTTTTCATTAGTTAAGCCTTTTGTTGACTTAACTATTTATATTGTTCCTTTCAAAAAACTCCTGGGTGTGCTTATAAAACTTCTCTTGGTGTTCTTTAATCTTGTCTTCGGTGTGTATCCATTCTTGTACAAAACCGTCTTCACACGTGGCTAATATAACAGTTTGTTCTATCTTGTAATTAGGGTATAGCTCTTCATACATTTTTGCATATGCCGAACATTGTAAAAAGTTAGCATAATTATAATTAGCATCCCTTTGTTTTGTAGAGGTTTTAAAATCAATTACTGATAGTTTACCTCTATACTCAGCAATACAATCTACTTGACCTGCAACACCTATTTCTTTTGAGTATAGGTATTCTTCTAGGCAATGTATATTATCTAGTCTAGCAAGATATGGTTTGATTATTCTAAAAAGTCCTAATGGTGTAACAGCAGTTATACCTACTGACTTCTCGTCTTCGTTCTTTAAATGGTTCTCAATTAAGGTATGAGTTGTTTTACCTCTATTGATAGCAGTTGTAGAAATATAGTTAGCCATTTTATCGCCAACTGCATTTCGCCATGCCTGTAGACCTACTTGTTTTTCGGGAATTTGTCCTAGTATTGATGTAACGGAAGGCATATTAACACCATCAATAGTATAATATCTTACACCGTTTTGATTCTTGCCTTTTACACCTAAGCTTTTAGGCAATACCTCTTCATTCAATTTAACATGTTTAAACATAATATACCTTTCCGTATAATTTATATAATCATTATATCAGATTATTACAAGATTGTCAAGCTATATACCTTTCTGCATATAAGCGTCTATTATCTTGTTTTGTTCTTCTATCTTGTCATTATTAAGACGTTCAACAGCTCAACTAGGGTCATACGGTTCATATACCGTCTTACCATCATCATTTCTGTATGCTCTTAATACTTGTTTTCTGTTTTCTTCTTTGTTCTTATACGAACAATGAATCCATCCGCTATTAGGTTCTTCTGGTTTATGAAACTCTAATATCAATTGGTCAAAATCTAAATGGTCAATAATATATTTTGCTAGATCAGCATTTGCAATGCCAAAGATTTCAAAGTCTGCAGCTTGGCCTTTGGCGTGCTGTGATTTCATTGATGATCCTATTTTCACACATAACTCTGGCGATCTGTACCCACTAGATACTGATACTACCTTGCCATAGTGATCTCTAACTTTTTGTAGAACATTGTCACATAGTTTCTTTAAATTATCCATATGATCTTCGCTTGGATTATTACTAATACCATGTCTATCTGCTGTTTGAGAAGCAGTTAGTTCTTTAAGCGAAAAGTTTTTGCTTAGTTGCATTTAATTTATCCTTTGCTATAAGTTTTATTTTCTTCAAGGTTCTTATATCGTACCATGTTTTATTTGACCTGTCTTGTTTTCTTTTGTCTTCAATTTCGTTCACTGCTCGTTTTAATTCTTTGTGATGAGCTTTTATTTCTAACATATTATCCCCTTGTAAGTTTTAATATTTTATCCATCTGAGCCTTGATAATTGGTCCCCTATTAGGCCAATGTATATAAGGTTCTTTGGATTTTGAAAGATTGTATAAAAATGGTAATACAATTTTCTCAATCTCTTTAAATCTTTCTGATACGTTAGCATCCTGTATTTCTTTGTTAACAGAATCTTTTTCTGCTACAATCTGCATAACCTCGTTCATCATTGATTTTATATCTGTTACATCTGCCTTAACTTTTGCTATCTCTAAATTAGAATTTTCTACTACTTTAGGGTCAATAGCTGGTGATGTTTCTTCAGCTGGTTTCTGCGATACAGGAGTAAAACCATAATCGGTATCTGTATCAAACTCCCTCATAAAATCAGGTATGTCTGCCATTAGTTTTCTCCTTGTTTAGGTAGGTGCAATGAGCGGATTGACTTATTAGACTCTGGTATACGACCGTTGTTGTTCAGTTGCTCGCTCTGCACCCCTATATTATTTAGATTTTGCACTTTGTCTAGCCTTGTGTTTTTTAAGTACTTGTTGTGTTTTGATTTGTTTTGTTGACTTTGTTCCCATTTCACTTGCTAAAGCACTCATTGGATGTGCTTCTGCTACCTTTGATAATGTTTCTTTCCAACCACTATCTGATCTGTAACTAGCACCACTTACACCTGCAACAATTCTTATACCTGAAATGTTTTGTTTGATGTGTTTGTTCTTTTTAAGATACTTTTCCATCTCGTCAATGGTCATCATCTCGGTAAACTCTTTACCAGTTCTTTTATTTGTAAATGTGTATATGGGCATTTATTTAAGTGAAAGATGAAACATTAATTGATTAGTTACCATAAGCATATCTTCTAATATGCTTTCTAAATCCATTTGACCTTGCACTTTGCTGTTTTGTGTAATTTTAATTATTCGTTCTACTTGTTTCTGTACTTCGCCTTTAACTTGACTATTATCAGCATAGTTCATTATGCCAGGTCTTAACTCAGCACTAAAGTTAATTCTAGTGCCTGTTTTACCTTGCCATGTTTCTACAAACTCGTCATTTAATTTACTAAACTTTTCATAATATTCACCTGTACTTTCATGCTCAGAAAATGATTCTGTTTGCCAATGGTAACTTTGAATATCATTCAAAAAGTTCATATTTAATTGTATAAAATCTCTTACATTATTCATATTGCTATTTAGTATTTGCTATATCTACTATCCTTTGTATTAATGACCCTAATCCATTCTGTCTTTGCATTGTAAGTAATTCTCTAACACCTAGAGGTAAAAAATCCTCTATAGTAAGAGCAGCCACTTCATCTCTAGGACAACCATTGACTAGGTCTGTTACTAACTTCGCTGTGCCTTTTGTTATAAATGCGTCAGCGTCTATTTTATATATCATTGTATTATCTTTTTTTGCTCCGCCAATCAACCATAGATTACTAGCACAACCTCGTATTCTATTTTGATCTATCTTTACTTCTTGTGGTAATTGTTCTACGTCTTTTGCAATGTCAATTAAATATGCAAGTCTATCATGGCCTTGCAACATTTTAAGGTCATCACCCTTGCTCTGTATTCGCTGTTTTATCATCTGCAATTCCTTCAGCAAACCAATCAGGCATAACTGCACCATGTTTTTCCCACTTGGCAAATCTTCTTTTTTCTAGTATGTAATACTTTCTGTATGAGCCAACAACATCGCCTGGTATCTTACAATGATCTGGCATTGCTGGTGTAGCGTCTGTACCTATCACACCAAGTGGTGCATTTTTAGGTGGGTGTTTTAGTAAATCAGCTAGTTTATCTACGGAAACATGATTAACATTTTTCTGCCATCTTAATTTATACTCTTGGTTAAGAGCCATAAAGTGATTGTATAGCCACATGTAATTGTATGCTGATTTAAGTACCCATTGTGTACTAGGGTGACCTAACCAACCTGCTTTGTAAACAATTGCTTCTTCATTAGAGTTTTCTAATCGCCATCTTTTAATCTTACGGCCATTCTTTGTAGTGTCAAAATATTCTGTGCCATCAAGCACACGTTTTGCTGTACATAACATCTGAGCAGACTCTAGTATCATTTTGATAATATGTTTATCACACATCATCTTGGCTGCTGTAACAGGATTTTTATCTACGTAAAATATATTCATTAGTGTATCAGCTTTCTCGTAACATAATCCGTCATGTTATATTGTTTAGCAAGTTGCATAAGTTTATTATACCATAAGTTTTTGAAAGAGTCAAGTTGAGCATTAGCACATGCTTTTGCTAACGCCTTGAGTTTTCTTACTTTAGGGTCTTCTTGTCTTTTTAAGTCTTCTTCGTGTATCATAGGGCCTATTATATATCAATTTTACTGCAATGTCAAGCTGTAAAATACTTCTTTTTATACCACTTATAAAACGCTTTATCAGTAAATAATTCTGCGATTTCTTCAGCTGGCACTTGATCCATTCTAATACAATCTGCAAGTGATTCGTATTCCCATGTATCAACTTTTCGTGTCATCTTTTTGCCTTTGGCATTCTCTGCTAAAGTTCTCACGTTTCTTTTGTGATTTTCTGTTTTGGCATATGGATTTAATAATATGTGATCTTCACTCATTGACAATCATCTGCTTTCCACCCAGGCATATCTTTCATTAAATCATCCATAGGACCTTTAACTTTTTTTTTATATTTTTTCATATGATTTCTACCAGCAATTAAATATGCAATGAAGAAACCAATAAACGTTACTGAGCAACCTATGAAACCCAATAACAAACCATGCTCTAACGTCATTTGTTCTCCTCTAGTTTTCTTATTTTCTTTATCATTCTTATAACTCTTTTGTCATAATCTTTTGTAGTAGAAAACTTATCTAGCGTTTTAATAAGTTGAAAAGAATCAAGTTGTAGATTTTTATCTATCATCTTTTGTCTTAACACTCTAAAATCTTCGTAAGCATTATGATTGTTTAGCAATCTTACATATTCTTTTACACTATCGCATTTACTAGCGAAAGCTCTCACACCCCAACCTGGCCATTTGTCTATGCCTTGTGGTAAGAGGTGTGGAGTATCTTTACTCCATGTTCTTATACCAAATAAATTATTTGCCTCTTTAGCAAATCTACTTGTACCCCAACCAGACTCTAACGCAGCCTGACCTATAATCATCTCATATGGTACTCGTTTATGTTTTGGTAATGTGAAGTTAATATAGTTTATACATTTGTGCATAGCACGTACAAATTGAATATCGTTGTTGTATGTAAATTCAGGTTCTTGTAAATCCATTTCTTCTATTTTTTTCATATAGAATAAATCAAGTTCCTCATTTACTACAGCCTTTGCTGAATTGTTAGGATTGTATGTACCGTAGGCATAAGCGGCCACGCATAATGCCAATACAACAAAAAATATCTTTGTATATAACCAAGTCTTTTCTAATAGTTTATGCCAATTATATGATTTGCCCATCTTTAACCACCTTTTTTAAGTCTTTTACTGTTTTCTTTTTATCAATCATAACATCATACCATTTATATCTGACCATATGTTCGTTACTAGGTCCGATTAGTGGTATGTCGTATTGTCTTTGAAAAGTTAATAAGCCTTTTAAGTACAATGGCACAAGTGTATCTAATACACTTACTTTGTCTTTGAAATCTTTAGGTACGGTCGGTGTTTTAAAATGACCTTTACCTTTGATTAATTCGTTTAATATCTCTTTATGTTTTTTCAATAGTTTCATTATATACCTCTCTTTACATAATATTCATAACCGTGTTCTTCAAACTTTTTTTGTATAAACACAAGGTTATTGTTATTCAAATGGGTTCTATACCCTTTGAAAATCTTTTTACTGGTTCTGCCTGGAAAATTAGTTAGTATGTCTTTTTGTAGATGTCCTGTATAATATAATTCCCACTTATTAATATTATTGTTTAATACTTTATCAATAATAACAATACCATTTTTTATTTGTTTTTGTAACCACTCGTCAATATGATTTTTCTCACCTCTCATAATATAACTTTCTTTTATAATCGTAAACCGATGTAGTTTACTTTAGGTTCATAGGACCAGAATAAGTCATTGTGGTTACCTGTATCTCCTAAATTTTGCATTTGATATAAATGTACCATTTCATGGACTAGTGTATCCAAGAAATCTTTTTTGTTCGGATAAGAAGGCAACATCTCTAGTTTGTACAATCTAGTACCTGCTCTTTTCCACTCTAATACAACAACTTGACCTATACATTTTTGTCTTTTTAAGTCTTTGATTTCTACTTGACCAAAAGGTGAAAGTTTACTATCAAATAGTGCTGAATTGAATAACTTGAAATAAGTTTTTATGTCTTTATAAGTTGTAATATATTTACGCTTACCAGACAATTCTCTTTTAAGTTTTCTTTTAAGTTTAAGTGCTTTAGATTTTCTAGTTGTTACCATTTAAAATTTGTTCCTTATATTTTTCGTCAAGTTGTAATCTTAAATCAGCAGCAATACCCTCTAGTATTTGAGGTAGGTATGCCTGTAATATAGTAACTGAATCAATCATAAATTTATGGGCAAGTTTTTCTATTTCTTGTTCCATAATATATGATGTATCAATATTTGTGCCTTTAATCTTTTCTGATATAACGTGACTTATAACAGCCGTGTTATAATCATTAGCCTTGGCAACATTGAATATGGACCAAGACCATGTGTAGATGAATAACAAAAATAATATAAAAAATGATTTACGCATTAGCATGAGCCTCGTAAATAACTTCATCTATATTGTGTTCATCAATTCCGACTAATTCTAAATTGTCAACTTTCATAATTTTAGACTTAGCAGTTGATCTATCTATTTCGCCAGATGTTAACTGACCTATAATAGTGTCAACTTTTTGTTCAGCTGTATTTTCAGCCCATTGTTTTACTTTAGACATAATATAACTCCTTTTTTGTTGTTTTCATACTTAAATATAACATAATTTAGTGTATGAATCAAGCAAAAAATGGACAAATAATGTAGATAAATCAATAGGTTAATAGGGTGCGACATTCTGTCATACACCCTATAGTTGAATTTTATAGAATCACTCTATAATATTTATGTTATTAGAAAGTTTTGTATTCTTCGTTCCATCTAAATGCGTCTTTGACCACAGCATCCGTTAAACCTTTATACATTTTATTGAGTTCTTTTTCTTTAACTGCAACTAAAAGTTTAGCGTCATCTTTGTGTAGACCTTCTAGCATTTGAATAAACATCATTTCTTTTTTAGATTTAGTAAGTTTTTGGTCAGCGCCTTCTACAAAGTGCCATAGTCTTCTAGCTTCTTGGTGTAGTGTTGTATGTTCAGTACCTGCTGGTGCGTCATTCTCTTTGTATGGTGGCGTACCCTCTGGTAAATCCCATTTGATTTTAGGATCAAAAGCACCTTTCAGTACTTGTCTTAATGGTACTGAATCGTTCTCTCTTAATACGTCAATCTTCTTTGTTTTGTCTTTGGCGTTGTTTACTTTTACTAAAATTTCGTGTAGTAATGGAGCAGATGAACCTGCTGTATCCATACCAGATAATTGTGATGTTGTCATTGGCATAATGCCCTCCTCATTTTGTTATGTAAAGGGGTAAGTCTCCCTACCCCTATACATGTATTTATACTCGTTGAGTATTAGGCATTTTTATATGCGAACGGAGTCCCATATAATTTTTTGATACCAGCAGCGATGATCGCTTTTGTTGGTACACCCATTCTGTATGAAGTACCTTTAGCAGTTTGGTTAACATATATCATGTTACCTTCTGCTCTTAAAGTATCAACAAGTGCTCTAGGTGATACTAGATCAAACCTGCTTCTTAAAGTTTTCCAAGTTACAGATTCACCTTTGTTTAAAAGGTTTAAAACTTTTTGTCTTTTTGACAAAGTTTTTCTGCCTCTTGTTTCAGCTTTTTTAGCTTTAGTTACAACTCTTAAAGAGTCATTTGCGAATAATGATTTAAACATTCAATTCACTCCTTCTTGTATGGCATTGATTAAAGTTACTAACTTTGCCAGCATTAGCAACTATTCCAAAGTGCTTTGTGGAATTCTTTAGATTAGGAAACCATATGTGTCCGTCGTGGGTCTTGTTGGAGCGCACCCACAAGCTTTCAGGAAGAGTCCATCTATGTGAGAGATAGTCCTTACTAACAACTGAATAGAGTGTCTTCAGGCATTCGCCCATAACCCTCTCTACCCATGCCTTACAACCTCTTAATCGTTGTTCAGCCAGACAGGTAAATATACTTGCAATTATATAAATTTTACTCATATGGTTACCTAATCTAAAATTTCTTATAGTCAATAGTGATAGCATAAGTTTCTTTGCCTTCACCTTTTGTTGTTACTGCTCTATCAACTCGTTCTTGTAAAGGGTGTTTCATATGTACAACCCTTAACAACATTGACTTGATAGCTTCAAGTGATAATTTATAGTCACTTAAAAATGTTTTATCTGTTATATTAATATTTTCATCTCTTAATGTCAGTAGCATACTTTCTGTTAACTGTTCACTTATAGCCTGTACATAAACCTTATTGTGTTGTAATCTCATCATTTCTCGTCTTTTAGCGTCTAATTCCTGTGCCTTTTGATTAGGTCTTCTCATAGGAATTTTAGGAAACAATATTACGTTATCAGGTGTATCTTTTTTATCTGTCATCATTTATTTAAAGGTTTCATTATGCCTTCAGGCCAAAACACTTCATCATTAAGTTTTTTGATAGCAATTGAATTACAAATTGCTATAGTCAATAGTACTAATAATATAACAGCATTTAACTTGTACATTATATCTTTTCTCCTTTAAAGTTTACTAAACCTTTATCAGCAAAGTATTCAACAAGTTCATTGTAACCACCGATATGTTTATCGTCAATTAATATTTGAGGCATAGTTCTTACTTGTTTGCCTACCGCCTCAAACAATTCGTCTGGTGTTTTAAAGTCTTTACCAAACATCTTTTCTGTGTATTCAAAGCCTAGTGTCTTAACAAGATGTTTTGATTTCTCGCAATAAACACAATTAGGCTTTGAGTATATTTCTATTTTACTGCTCATTCGCAATAACCTCTACCTCGTCATATGCCTTGTCAGCCATTTCTTTTAACTTGAAAGCGTCAACAACGGTTTCAATAGAGTAGTTGTACATCTTATTGTACTCACCCATTGGTAATCTTAAACCAATCCATGCTCTGTAGTATCCGTTCTTTGTTAGAGTTACCTCTTGTGCAAATACTTCATAACCTCTTACAGGCGTTTGTTTGATTATATTTACCAACGTAGTTTCTACATCCGTTACAACAGTTTTATTAGTATTCTTACCTAATTCTGTAGTAAATATTTTTGCTTTCTTATTCATCTCACCTTTTACTTTATCAGCAAGTTCAGCCTTTGCAATCATCATACCTTTTTCAATCGCAAGTTCTAAATCTGGTGAAACACTCGTACCGACACCAAAGATACAAACTTTATCTTTGCCTTTGCCGAACGTTTTAGTACCACATTCTTTCTTCTCGTTATAATCTTTCATATACCAAGACGGTACTTTTAGGACTTGTTTGTCCTTCTCTTGTTTGATCTTATAGGTACTACTTGAACAATTTGCAAGTGCAACTCCCATAACACCGATCATTATATATTTGAGTACTTTACTCATTCACCTTCTCCTTTACATTATTAAACACATTATATACCATTTCTTTAGTTTTGTCAACAGCCTGTGTTTTCTCAACAGTTGACGTAAAGGGATCCCATGCAAAAGCAAGGATAATCCACAATATTGATAAGGTTATTATACCTCTAATCATTTTCTTACCTCCCAATTACCATCTTTATCAAGGCATACTTTGCCAGGTTTATGATAGGCATGGTTAGGCCTTTCATAATATCTACAATAGGCAGGTGTAAACATATCACCGTAATAGAATTGTGCAAATAACTCCCAATATGTAGGGCCGTCATATGCTTTTCTACCATCAGCACACTCTACAACTTCCTCTTTTACAATGTCACCATTGTCTAGTTCTTTGATTTGTATCTTTATAAAACAATACTGATCTTTTAATGGTTGTATTTTATCGTATTCAACTTTTGTGTTATTGTCATCTAACATATTAATTTTTTTCATTGTGTTTTCAAACGAGTCTTCACTATGAGCATGTTCTACAACTAGAATCGCTGATATGAATACAATTAAAGCAAACCAGACAACTGGTAGATTATCTAAAAACCATTTCTTCATTGTATCATCCATCTCCCATCAGGCATTTTACATGCTTCGTGCCATTGCATTTGTCTATACGGATTACCATATAGTATTGAATCAAAGAATCTTGTATTGTCTAATGTTTGATCGTGTGTAGTTTCAACCATAGCACATTTGATAGGTCCCTTTAAATAGAAACCTGTAGTCTTAATAATACCATTACTATTAGTTTTAGGATTCATCCATGTAGTAAACCCAGGACTATTAGGTGCATTGTCTAAATGATCTACAAATGCCCTAGTCATTAATTGATCGTCTGTTTCAGCATTCATAATGTCAGCGCCTTTAAATGAACCTGCAACAGCACACGTAGCCACAACTGCAGGATTATCACTCAAATACGTATAACACGCTGTACCAGCAACAGCCGCTGTGGTTGAAGAACCAATAGTGGACTGATTCATGCTGGTACAATTAGAGAGCAACAACAAACTAGTTAATAGAAACAACAGTTTTTTCATCTTCTTTTTCTTTCAATTTTTTAGCTTCTTCTCTTTCTTTTTGTTTTTCTGTAAGGTCTTCAATTCTTTTATCGTGTGTATATTGTGATAAAGATTTACCGAATACAGTTTTATAAAAATGATCTACAGGTACAGGTGCCGAGTAAGCAAGTATTAGATTATCAAAATTAATATCTAAATGTCTGTAAGATTTTGGATGTGATTTTTTAGCATCCCTATGAGATTTCAACACGTTAAGTCTATTTGTAAACACATTCTCATATGGTGGTTTAGTTGTTGATTTTGCAATATC